CGTAGTGGCGCTAATGCCGATAGACAAGCCTGTTTGGGTGCTGGCCGTGTTGCATTGCGTATAAAAATCACCTGCAGCCATTGCATAGTTCTGACCTGACATTCGAGAAGCCTGAGCAAAACCACCTTCAAGGGTCACATTCAGATAGTCAGCATTGCCAACACCACCTGCATAAGGAATGCCATAGGTGACGCTCACATCTTTGATGATTCCGTGATACATCGCATAGTTGCCATCAGTGGTGTTCGGCCCCCAAATTCTGACATAGGTATCGGGCACCATTGCTGTGTTAGGTGTGGCGTATCCAGTCGGGTAGCGAATGGTTAGCGACCCTGTAGAGGCGCTGTATTGGTCAAGCATAAATTGCCTACCAATGCTGAACGAGATGTCCTGCACATTATTCAGTTCAACCCAAGTGCCAGTGTTAGCTGTAGTTGAGTATTCGACTTTGTAATTCTTAGGCATTAGAACGCGTTATTGGTTTTGATTGGGACAGAGCCGTTTTGCCTCATGTAAGTACGCAAGGCAGCCACCACAGCGTTAGGGTCTGCGCTTGTCACGTTGATATTGATGTTGGCACCACCCATGCCAAAGTCCTTCATGCGATCAAGAGGGATGATTGCCTCTGCACCAGCCTCGCCCGCCGTAATAGTCGTGGCGCGTGTAACGATGCCACCTTCAGCCATCAAAGTGCCCAAGCCACCTACCGAAATACCAGCTGCAAGGTTTGCAAAATCAAAGCTAGTGCCACCCAAAGAAACAGTGGCTGGTGCAATGCCTAGTTGGCTTTGAATGCCTGCCAAATAAGCCTGCGCAGCCGTGACACCGGCAGTGTAAAACTTAGTAGCGGCGTTCTTGCCTAACTGATCGGACAAGGCAGTCATGGCCTCAGCCAAAGTGTTAGTGCGCAAAATGCCATCGGCAGAGCCCAGGATTTCCTCAGCAATCAAAGTGCCACTGGTAGTGCCTGCAGCCAACACCTGCGTCAAGGCCGCCTCAGACAAGCCACCAGCGATAAGTCGATTAACTAGGACACCAAAGTCTTTAGCCTTCTGAGCCTGCTTCTCGAGAGAGTCCAAAAAGGTTAAAGGTTTGCCAGTCACATCTAGCGCGTCTTTTAGATCAGCAACATTGTTTGCAGCCTCAGCCTGGGCCTGCCCAAAGTTAAAAGACTCAGTGACAGCAGAGCCAACAGTCCTAGAGAAATCGTCAAAGGATTTCTGTGCTGATTCAAGTTTGTTAGTGGCAACATCAAGCTCTGCGTTTAGCTTGTCTTTAATGACTTGCGCCGCCTCTGCAGCAGCAGCCTTCATTTTGGCGTAAGCGTCAGCTTGTTTTTTAGCGGCTGCAGCAGCCTTATCTTTGACCTCGTTACTTTTCTTTGTTTTGTCTGTGTCATCTACCGTGGCAACAGTCAAATCTTTAATGTTTTTAGTGACGTTACTAGTAGGGCTATTTAAGCGCCTTAAATAGGCAGCCTGGTCAGTTACTTCTTTATTGAGGAAACCAATGGTGCGCAGCAAAGTGCCTAACGCGGGGGTGTTAAGCGCAAGGGTTTTGATGCCGGTGCCCAGACGGCCTAGCCATGTTTTAGTGGCTGATTCTGCACCTTGAGTGTCGGTAGTCAAATTGACTAGGACTTGTGCGTAGTCACTCAAAATAGGTATGACCTGCATACCTACTGTTTCCTCAAGTTCTCCAAAAGCAATTTTTAAAGTGGTGACTTGACCCTCAAATGTTTGAGCGTTCTTTTTAGCAGCGCCAGCAAAAGACGCAGACAAACTGCCAATAACGGCATCAAGGTCTTTGGCTTTTACAGCGTTCTGATCGAGAGGAATGCCAAGGCGTGTGAGGGCTGTGAAGTTGCCTGTTGCCGCACGTGACAATGCGGTGGTGACACTTTCTAAGCTACGGCCTGACCCAGCGGCGACATCTAGCCCCACCTTTAACAGTCTTTGTGCCTGAGTGACGTCCGAAGTTGCTCGCACAAGCTTGGAAAGGGCTGGCCTCAAAACATCATCGGCGGTCGCCGTCTGATACATGAGCGCCGTTACGGAATCCTCGACCGCTGCCACCTGTGTCTTGTTAGCGCCCACAGTATTTTCTAGGGCAATCTTTAACTGCTCCTGGCTTTTCTGATCCTCAGCAGCGGCCTTAACTGCCTTAGTAAGTCCAGCAGTAATAGCGCCAATAGCAGCAATCGCAGCTGGGCCACCGTATTTGTTTAAGGCATAAGTGGCCTTCTGCGTATTGGTCTCTAATTGCGAAAAGGCTTTCTGGGCAGATTTTATGCCCTTTGAGTCAAACGCGGAAACGATGTTAAGAATTACGCTCATCGGATTCTCATTGCATTGTTAGTTAGTTTCATGACCTTGTTGACTAGCTCTTTGACTTGGCGTTCAACGTCATCGCTGGCATCTCGGTACGCCCTGTAAATGACGCGGGAAGGATTACCGAAACGGTCTGTCAGATTTTGACCCAGGACTCCTTCACGGCCCATGTCAAAAATGGTTGCCTGCGGGCTTTTCCAACGCACACCAAAAATGCCAAGGTTTTGCATTGTGCCACTAGGAGACTCTTTGACCTTTTTGCCACTGGTAAAGGCGCTCAGGTTTCGCCTGACGCGATTGTCAGACCACGACATAATGTCAGCGCCCGACTTGCCTTTCCACGATCTAGCCATACCGGACAATGGGGCACCAGAAGGCAGCATTGTTTTTGCGTCCGTAATAACTGGCTGGACAATCTGCTTAAAATCTCGGGTAATTTCACGGCGCAGTTTCTTGTCCATCGTGTTTAGCTCTCTTAAGGCTTCTTTAAGACCTAAAACCTCAACACTATTGCTGGCCATTATTTCCGACTTTCGTTTATCATCTTTATGACTGTCGAGAGGTCATCTGTCGTGAACTCTATCTCACGTGGCCAGAAGCCTGTGGCAATAAGCACCCCCGCTAGAGAATGTCGGTAGGTGCCTCGGAGAAAGGGCGGTCTGTGTCCTGGCTAACTACGTCAAGGCTGACCAGTTTTTTAATGAAGTCATCAAAAACAATAGGCACCACAATGTTGTGAGTTTGACAGGCGCACCAGCACAAAAACGCTAAGTCCTCTATGCCAATGCCGTTAGCCATTTCAGAGGCTTTGGTTTTGTATTTGCGTTCCCATTGCGTCACACACCAAAGGTTGGTGGTTACTGTGAATGGGCCTTCGCCCATGTCAGCGCGGAGCTCTAGTTTCATGTCGGGTTTCCCTTTGTGTTTTGGTTAAGAAACGATGGTGGAAAGAACGCCACCGCGGAAAGTAATTGAGATGGTGCTGAGCTCGCCCAGGGTTGCGTCAATGACTGGAAGTTCCTCTAAATACGTGCCCACTAGTTCGAATCGAGGGGCTGTCGCAGTAGCAGTAGTCAAAGCAGCGTCAGTTACTGCAACCTTTACGGTTGTAACTGTGCCAACAAGAGCTGCAAGTGTTGCGTAAGTCTCGGTGGCTGCATAGGACATGTACAACTCCAACACTATTTCCTGATCAAAAAGACCAGAGACAAAAGACCTTGAGGTGCTTCCGAAGGCGGTGGCTTCAAGAGCCGAAGCGCGATTTCGTACGGTTGCGCTAGTACACATATCGGTCAAATTAACACTGTTAATCATTACGCCTGGGTTGGAAAGGTATGTTGCTGAAGCCATGGCTTACTCCTCTGGAGATGTTTCTACTGTTTTAGCAGATTTGGATGGGGTTTTGTCGGATTTGATAAAGCCATGTTCAATAAGGGCTTCAATGTTTGTTCCCTCAGACGGCTCAAACTTGTCGCCTGGTGTGCCAATCCTTGGAGAAATAATTGTGTACATAATTTGCCTTACGCTGTTTGTGCCTGTACTGATACTACTAAATCGTAGCAGGGATATTCTGCACCACCGATGAGATATGCAGTGGGCTGGCCGTTTAAAACAATTACTTTGCTTGAAATGACTTTGGCTGTGATGTCTAACAGCTGGCGTAGCACCGGCAGGTTGGCTGGGCCTGAACCAAGCACCTTGATTGGGAACGTCACATTGAGGATGTTGCCGTTGCCTGCAAAGGCAGTGAAAGATGGCGCGTCAATAAAGACGCAG